CTAATCACGGTTGCGGAATATCTCTCGGAGCTCGTCGAAGTTCCCCTCGAGCCTCCCCGACTCCACCCGCTCATGCAACTCTTCGGTGAGGAAAGAGGTGGGCGCATGACGTACAGCGTTCCGCAGCCCACCTTCGAGCAGATCGGCTCCGGTGAGCCAGCCGGCGGCGATCATCCCGTCGATCGGATCCGCAGCGTACGCGCGTGAAATGCGGAGGATGCCAGGCACCGGAGCAGTGTCCGCGTTCATCCACCGGCCTACGGTGACGTGGCTCACACCGACGCGTTTTGCGACCTCCCGCGCGGACGCACCGCCCGTCGCGTGGTCGAGCCATCTCTGCCAATCGTTCATCACTCCACCTCGGAAAGACGGTCCATTCGTGTTCCACCAGACCAGCACCGACCGGCGCGATTATGGGAGCCCTCCCACGCGGCGCGGCGTGTCGTGTACAGTCCGCGAACCACTTTCTATGCGCAAGCACAGAACGGACTACCGTCATCCCTCACACAGCGCCGACCCGACGGCGCACGAACGACGGAGAAAACCATGAGCAGCGAGGCAATGAGGCCCCAGCTCACTCTCGTGAGCACCACCACCGACTGGACAGCCGTACTCGACGACTTCACCGAGTACCAGCGAGCGAAAGGACTCGCAGACACCACGATCCGCAACCGGCGCAGCATCCTCACGTCGCTCCAGCGGAACACGCGGAAGTCATACCTTGAGGTGTCTCTCGCTGATCTGCGGCGCCACATCGGACGGGAGGGGATCAAGCCCGGGTCGCGGCGGACCGAGCGGGGCGCTATCGTGGCGTTCTTCCAGTTCCTCGTCGAGGACGAGTACCGTGCCGACGACCCCACCGTGAAGCTCGCCCCCGTCACCGCGCCGAAGGGCACCCCGCGGCCGTTCACGAAGGAGCAGATCGACGCGATGCTCTCCTCCGGCGCGTACCGGAAGACGCGCGCCATGATCCTCCTCGGCTACTACCAGGGGTTCCGGGTGTCACAGATCGCGGCCGTGCACTCCGCAGACATCGACCTCGTCTCCGGCACCATCCGCACCGTCGGGAAGGGCAGGAAGGAAGCCCGCCTCCCCCTGCACCCTGTGATCCGCGACCTCGCCGCAACCATGCCCGCCGGCTACTGGTTCCCCGCCCGCGCCACCAACACGGGCCACATGCACGGCTCATCCGTCAGCGACCTCGTGCGGAAGGCGAAGGACCGCGCCGGGATCACCGACCCGAACCTCACCGCCCACTCCCTCCGCCACGCGTTCGGCACAGACATGGTCGAAGCGGACGTCGACATCCGCGTCGTGCAGGAGCTCATGATGCACGCGTCTCTCGCGACGACGCAGATCTACACGGGCGTCTCCGAACGCCGCAAGCGCGCGGGGATCGTCAGCCTGCCCGTGCGGGACATCCCCGCGCAGTCGGGACGATCGCGCGCCGCCTGAACGACGAAAGAGAGCCCCCACCGCTGGTCAGGGTGGGGGCTCTTCTACGTTCCGCTACGATCACGACATGACCGAGGAAGTGCACGACCGCACACAGCCGATCGCGCAGTGGATGAACGCGCTCATGATCGGTGCCGGGGTGACGATTCCTGCTCGGGTTCCTGTGCTTGTTCATCCCGCCGATGTCGCTGCTTTTCATGGCTTCTGCTGCCGCTAGGGTTCGTGTGCCTGCTCGCGGGTTGGATCACCCACGCGCTGCGGCTCAGCACTCAGGCGATCATCGAGACGCTCGAGGCCAGGGACTAGAGCCTGTTCCCGTCGCGGTCTGGCCAGGGATTGGCGGCCGGCATTGAGGGTGTCCCTTCACGCAGCATCAGCTGGTGCAGCCGCATGCACGCTTGCCGCAGTGAAGTCCCCCACCCGATCAACTCGCCCCTGTATTCGGTGCGGTAGCGGGGACCATCCACTGTGGACCGGATCTGCACACTCCCGTACGGTGCACCCCTCGCGTCACGGAGCACCCACACGCTAGGCTGCACCTCTTCCGCCGCGAGGATCGGATGCCAGTCAGCCATGCGGGCATGATCACACAAGCAGCGGACACGACAAAGAGCCCCCGACCACCCACATGGGGTAGCCGGGGGGCTGAGAGTAGTTCGTGCTTTGGTGGGGTTTGGCAGGCGATAGAGTGTTGCCGCGCCCAAAGGTGGGAGCGCTTTCGATTGGGGAATCGTGGGAGATCTGGGGATCCGGCGACGCGGCGAGACCGAGACGCCCGGTACGGACACTGGGCAGCAGAGCGGTGTGTGCCCGTCGTGCGGCCACGACAACTCCGAGGTCGAGTGGCCGGCTTACAGCCGCATCCTGAACCTGCTCCGTCTCCCACAACGTCGCCCGCGGTGCGTCGCCCCCGACGAGTTCGAGTCGGGGTTCGGTGGAAGCGTCGGATGCGGTTGCACCGACGCCTCCCACCAAAACATATGAGTCAGGCTGCGTCCCAGTTGATCTGATCCCAGTAGCCATCGAACGATCCGCTGCTCGACGAAACACCGAAAGCTACCAGCGTTCCCAGCGGAGCGTCCGCCACTGTGTTCGACCAGACGGTGGTGCCGTCCACCTTCACGGTGACTACCTTGGTGTCCTTGTTGATCGATGCTTCGATCACCGAAGTCGAGGTAACCGTCGCGGCGACGCCAGCCTGGATCGTTGTCGCAACGTTCGACAGGCGCTTGCCCACTGCGATGCTCGACGCACCCTCTGCATAGACGTAGAGCAGGTTTGAACCGTCCACGGCAGAGAAGAGGAGAGCGTGCTTGACGACAGGAGCAGACGCTAGCTTGCCCGACACCTTGTGGCTCTGCACGCCCGTGTCGACGGACTGAGCGAACCAGCCAGAGCTACCGGTGCGAGCCGTGATGACACCACGGTTGGAACTGATCGCCGCTGCTCCCGTGACACTCGGCGACGCGAGAGTCATCCAGTTCTGGGATCCGTCGCTGGTTGTCCCCAGCGACGAAGCGTCCGCCCGGTTGAACGTGTCCACGCCCGGGAGCGTCGGTGTGGGGCCGGGATCGATGTAGTTGCCCGCGTGACCACCGGCAGGGGTGGCCGGACCCGCGGGAGCTACGTAGGCGGATGGGTATGCGGCTCCGGTGACGTTGAGTCCAGCGGAGAACGGGATCTGCGCCATCTCTACGATGATCTGTGTCGCCATCCACGCGCACCCGGCGTCGTTCGGATGGATGCCGTCGACGGTGAGCATGTTTGCCTTGTCCCAGCCGACCCGGTCGAGGTCGACGTACAGCACCGACGGATACTCGGCGCAGATGGTCGCGAGGTCCGCTTTGAACGATGTCAGGAGCGCGTCGAGCGTGGCCTGATCGCCGTATGCACTCCAGTTCAGCGGCGGCTCACCGTAAACCAGGATCGGGGCGGGAGCGGTCGACGGGATGCGGTAGGAGTCCACCCACAGCGATGCGCCCGACGTGAGAGTTCCCCGGATCGTGTGCGTTCCGCTCGCGAGCCCGCGGATGCGGAAGATTGCAGGGACCTCCTGGGCGACGGTCGCCGTCAGGTCGAGAGTACCGAGGGTGGTGGCGCCTTCGGTGAAGGTCACCAGGCCAGCGCCCGCGATCTTCGCGACGAGATGCACGTCGACGTCCGTGCCAGTGAAGGTGAACTCGAAGTAGCGGCCTGCCGTTTCGGTGTGCCACTGCCGGCCACCGGTCGAGTTACGCACCAGCCCAGACGTATCGGATGAGCTCCCAACGACTGCCTCGCGCGTCCACCCCGTGCTGTACACGAACGATGCCGTGTCAGATGCGACCGCGGCGTTCGCTGTGAGCACCGAGAGCATCGCGCGCCAGGCGCTGATGTATGCCCGGCGACCCGCGGCGGAACCCGAGAAGCGCACGAGATCGTTGATCGTGCACGCGAGCGCGACAAACGCCTTCGTACGGGGCACCCACGCGTTCGCTCCCGAAAGCGCGAGTACCGTGTTGTCGCCGATCGTGCGCCCAGAGATGGCCTTCACGGTCCCCGCGCCCATACCCAGCCGCTTGATCACCCGTTCCCACCACCGCGCGCCCGGGGTCGCGTTGGCGTTGTTCGCCTGCCACGAGTGCCCGAACAGCCACATCGGCTGGATCTCGAACTGCCCCAGGCCCACGGCCGGCGCTTCGACGGCGACGGACCCAGCGATGGCACTGTCCAGCCCGTCCGGTGACAGGCGTTCGGGCAGCTGTCCCTCCGGAACCACACCGTCCTCGTCGAGCGTCGCCAACCCCTCAGGAAGACCCGCCAGCGCAGCGAGCCCGTCGAGAGTCGACTGCGCATCAGCAGCCACCGACGCGGCATCATCCACGACCTGAGTCCACACGTCCGGGATCAGCACCATCTGACCCTGCACCGTCGACGCAGGGACCGTGTTGTCCAGGTCGATCACACCATCCCCAGCAGGAACACTGAACGGACCCATCGTCAGCTTCCGCTGCACCCGATCCCCCGCCAGGATCTCCACATCCGCCGTGTACTGATGCGTGAACTGCCCCGGCTCCGTGATCTCGATGATCGCGTTCAACTCAGGGTCACGCCACCCAGCCGTGTCCGTGCAGGGCAGGAGGAACTGCACCTCACCGCCCGGTTCGCTCGTCTTCACGGCGGGCACGGACTCGTACCGGTAGCCGGTCGCGTTCCACACGAGAGACTTCCGCGTCGACTTGACCGTCACACGGACGATCAGCGGGTCGGACGACTCCTGCGCCATCGACCCACCGACCGATACGCCACGCGTGGGAATGTAATCCGGGAAAGCCATGACCTACTCCACTCGTTCAGAGGGCGAGAAACAGACGGTGAGCGCCGCGAGGGCGATGAGGACCAGCAGCACCGGTCAGGGGTTCTCGTTGTGCGCGCCGTCGGTGGGCTTCGCGTCAGCGCCGCGGAACGCGACCGACGTGAGCACCGACACGAGACCCGCGAGACCCGACACGGACGCGATCTGCACGAAGTCGACGTCGAGAAGACCGGTGACGTTCGCGGTCAGAACCGCGACCGCGGCCTGCGCGACCGTCGCGACCGCACGGTCTGCGGTGTCGGTCCAGAACTGCTTGTTGGCATACTTCGAAGCCATGGTTTCCTCCTCAGGAACGAGAGAAGCCGCCCGCAGGCGGCTCCGAAATGGGGGTGCCTCAGCGACGAATCCACTGCGGCGGGATCGTGTCCTCGATCAGACGAATGTCGTCCGGGTCGAGGTTCGGGCCGGTCGGATCACCGACCCACTGGTTCGCGATAGCGCGGAGGATGCGGGCGAACGCGGACGCGCGCTTCACGGCGGCGTCTTCGACCTCGTCGAGCCGCTTGTAGACGCGCTCGAGCTCACCCTTCACGCGGGCGTCGATGCGCGCGTCGAGCGCGGACTTCGCATCCGCCTGCGTCTTGCCCCGCGTGCCGAGGTACGCGACCAGCGCACCTCCCAGCAGGAACAGGCCGCCGATGATCGCGATGATCACTTCGCTCATCCGGTCACCGCCCGTCGCTCCTTGAACTCCTCACCGAGCAGGTTCAGACGGAAGAACGCGAGCGGCAGGCCGAACGTCAGCATCCCGACGACGAACAGGTTCGGGCCGGGGTTCTCCGAGAACATGAGGATCGTCGTGACGTAGCCGGCGACGAGCCCCACGAGCAGCACCTTCCCGATGATCTCCACGACCCACAGCCGCGGGAACGCAACGCCCGCCAGGCACACAGTCGCCACAACCGTCAGCACCACCCCCAGCAGGTCGACGAGCGACGGAGGGAATAGGCGGTTCAGGATCGTGGAACCGAACAGCACCGCCTGCACTCCGGCGAAGATCGCGATCGCATCGTAGAGCGGGAGCCACACCCTCTTCAGGTTGCGGAACTTCCACTCGTCAGGCGGGATCGCGTCGGGGTGCCAGATCGACGCCCGCCACAGGGCACGCATCAGAAGCGAATGTCGGTGTAGTCGGTGCGGCCCGTGTCCAGCGCCCAGGGGAAGTACCCCCGCGTGCGCATGAGGTTGCGGATGCGGTCCCCCGCCCACAGGTGCAGGCGGTACCCGATGACCTTGTCCGGTGTGGCACCGTCCTTGCCCTCGAACCAGTCGAGCGCGGACACCTCATCCGCCGACATGATCGTCATCGGCGCGTTCGCCGAGACGGCGAAGTGCTGACCGGTGCGGATCTCGACGCCGTCGATGCTGGCGTCGGATGTTGCCTTGACTGCGAATTCCATGTCCGTTCCCTTCAGGATGGTGCGTGTCGCAGGTGAGACGCCGCCCGTTGCTGCGGGGACGCCTTCGTTGATGTGGTTATCTCTGCTCGGGTAGTACACGAAGTGCCACGGCTCACCACTCAGCGGCCTCGACCATCCGTGTTCAGCCATGAGGCTGATGAACCGGTCGTCGGTGTCGACCGCGTTCCCGAACTCGTGCGGGCTCTCACCCACGGGTGCGGCGTAGGGGCCACCGTTCTCGTACTTCCGGCGCGCCTCTGCCTGCTCCTCGTGCGTGCGGCCGGCGGAGTTCACGTCGAGCGGGCGACCGATCGCCGCATCCACCCGCCGCAGAGACGCCGCCGCGGGAGCATCCAGCCACCCACGCCCATACCCGATATCGGTCTGGATCATGACGAGTCCTCTCAGGGGCTATGAGGCCCATATGCTTCAGTGGTGGCTGGGGGACGCATCACATCGCTCGACGGGCTGCGCGGTGTTGCCGCTGTGCTCGTCGTCGCAGGACACGCACGGCTCGTGATCGCGCAGACACAATCAGCGCCAACCGGTCCCCTCCGGCCACTCAGCGACCTGCTCGGCGCATGGGGCGGGCACGCGGTGTGGCTGTTCTTCGTGCTGTCCGGACTCGTGCTGTCTCGGATGCTGATCCAGCGCTCGGACCTCGACTACGGCCGCTACGTCCTCGCTCGCGTCGCCAGGCTCTACATCCCCGTGATCGGTGCCGTGGTCTTCGCGTTCGTGATGATCCTGCTGTTCCCTCGCAACGGCACCGACATCGGGCCGTGGGTCCAGTCGCACCCGCGCGTGTATGAGCCGTGGGCGGTGCTGTCCGACATGACGTTGATCAGCGGCACGACGTCGAACCTGTCGCCGCTGTGGTCCCTCCGATGGGAGGTCCTGTTCTCACTGCTGCTCGTGCTCTACGTCACCGCAGCGCGCCGCATCCCCTGGTACGTGACCGTGGGGCTCAGCATCGTCGCCGCGACGATCGGTGATGTGATAGACAGCAGCTTGCTGTTCTACATGGCAATGTTCGCCATCGGCACCGGACTCGCGTACGGGTGGGATCGGATCAGCCGATTCACCCTCCGCGGATGGGTATCAGGCGCAGCCGCCACCGTCCTGGTGCTCGTGTGCGTCGCCGCGCAGGGCATCGGACAGTTGACCCCGCACCTGCCGATCGGTACCCGCACCGCCACAGCTCTCGGCACCGTCGTGTCACTCGCCGCGCTCACCGCACTGATCGTCATCATCCCGATGACGCCCGTCGCTCACGCCTTCAACTCTCGGCCCATCCAGTGGCTCGGGACGATCTCATTCAGCCTCTACCTTGTGCACGAGCCCGTACTGCTCGCGTTCGTGTACACGTCGCGAGCCGATCCGATGTGGGTTTGGATCGGAGCCGCCGTGTCGCTGCCGGTGGCGTACCTGTTCTACCTGCTGGTCGAACGGCACGCGCACCGGCTCGCGAAACGCATCTCTACGAGACGGTCAGAGCGCAACCCTGGACCGCTCGAGTCGAGTTCCACGCACTGATCGAACCCGACGACGGCACACCGCTCGAGAGAGACGACACTTCAGCAGCGCCGCGGGTGACACGCACCATCTCATCGTTCGCGACCCGCAGCGTCGCCGTCGTGTTGTCGAGCCACACGACGAGCGCATACTCCCCGGCGGGAAGATGCGTCGCACCCATGTCGATCGCACCCGGCATTCCCGTGGTGCAGGCGATGACACCCGAGTCCATGACTCGCGTGTAGTTGAGACCATCCATCCGCACGACAGCGACCTGAATGTTCCCCGACCCGGACTCCACCCGCACGTTCGCGTACCGGAACACCCCACCGTCAGTGAGATGGAACCGGTGGAACTGTGCTCGGTTGGCAGCCGCCCACGCCACGGCTGACGGGATCGACAGCATCGACACGGGCGGGTTCAGGAACAGAGGAACACCCGACGGACGCGGCCACAGCGAGCCGGGACGGTTCCGCTTGCCGAGCGTCCCGGCGTTGCCCACGAACAGGGGCTTGGCGTAGTTGTCACCAGCGGAGATGTCGTAGGCAGCCTCGTCGAACGAGTTGTGCAGTGAGGTGGAGTCCTCCCGATAGATGGCGCCCTTGTTGGTGCGCACGACGGGCTGACGATGCCCCGTTCCCAGGAAGGTGTTGTGGGACGAGTTGATCAGCTCGATGTCCGGGTAGCCGGCATCCTGCTTGTTGTTCCGGTGGAAGCCGAGCGCAGCGAAGCTCGATCCGCTGGAGTTCTCCAGCACGATCCCCGAGCGGCCCAGGTGGTAGAAGCGCGTCGCGGAGACGAACAGCTGTCCACCGTTGAGGAGGTGGATGCCGTTGCCGGTGAGGATGTCGGTGTACGACCCGTCGAGGTAGCCGCCGACGATGTTCGTGTCCCACGTCTGCTCGATGCGGTATCCGTCACCGCTGCCCTGCGGCGGCACGACGTCGACCGCGCTGAACGTCCACCCGTTCGCGATGTTCGACATGTCGACCGTCGCGCGAGCGCCCGTGTAGGGGGACCAGAAGAAGCAGTCGACGGCGTGCCCGTCGGTGACGCCGTCGATCACGACGTGGCCGTTGCGGACCCACACGCGCGTCAGCTGCGGCATGAACGCGTTCCCCGCGACGCCCGTGTCCTTGCGGAACCGGATACCGCCGCCGCCCGTCGACTCGTTCGGGAGGCTGACCTCCACGTCGCTCAGAACAGACTTCGTCGGGTTCGTGATATCGATGTCGTACGTCGTGCGCGCCCCCGCAAGAGTGTTCCGCACCAGCAGCTGCCGGATCGCCTGACCCTGACCACCCGAAGCGCGGATCATCGTGATATCGGTCGACGCCCTGAGCTCCGACGACTTCACCCACGCGCCTCGGATGCTCGTGCCTGCGAGCATGTCGAGCGGCGAGGTGATGAGGCACACGAAGTGCCACGGGATCTTCACGACTCCGTCGGAACCCGCCGCGTTGATCGCTGCCTGCACCGCAGCCGTATCGTCAGCGATGCCGTCACCCACCGCTCCGTAGTTGCGGACATCCTCTTCTGACTTTCGTGAGAAGAGAGAGACGAGCGCTGCCCGCACGGCAGACAGAGCGCTCATGATGTACGCCGCGACCGCCGAGTCGTTCTCCACAGCGTTGACGCCAGGAAGCCCCTGCGGCCCCTGAGGCCCCGGAACCGTCGACCTCAGGTTCGCCTTTCGAAACCAAGCCATGCGCTTACTCCCACTCCATCAGCCAGCCATAGTTGGCTGAGTCCTCGTTCGTATCGAGCCACCACATGCCTGGAACGGGAGCCACCGGCGGAGGTGTCGGCCCCGCCCACACCATCGCCGGGTTGCCAGACAGGTCCAGAAGGTCCGCGATCGGCCCGCCTGTCGTCGGAACCCGCAACTCCCAATCGGGGAAGTCGATGTACGTGAAGTTGTTCGCCGGGTCGAGGGACTCGATCCGGATCCTGTAGAACGTCGCCGGCCGCGTCGTCTCAGTCGGAGCAAGGTTCGCGGTGAAAGCCCCACTGCCGCCCTCGATCGGAACCCGAACCTCACGGCCCGACAGCACGTACCGGTCACCCGCGACCGCGGGGCTCGACGGGATGAACACGACCTCCGCCCCGTAGAACGGGACGGACGAGAGCCCGAACGTGGACACGTTCCCTGTCACAGCGACCATGAGCGCCCTCCCGGTGGGGTATAGAAACCAGCCGCCAGCGGCGGTATGCTCCGGGCACAAGAGAAGCCCCACACCAGCTGGCACTGATGTGGGGCAGACGACCTACAGGGAGGTCATCGTGCCCAAGACTAAAGGGCCGCTCGTCGCGGCACTACTACTTGCAGGACTCGCCCTCACCGGATGCACCACAGCACCCGCCCCGGAGCCCACCGATCAGGCGACCGTCACGATGGACGAGCCCACACCTACCGCTGCGCCGCTCACGGCAGAGACGCCGGCCGCAGACAGCGGCGACGCACAGTTCCTCACCTACGTGCGTGAGAAGCTGCCCGCGAACACCGTCATCCCGAACGCCACAGATGAGCAGCTGCTCTCGGCGGGAATGGAAGCTTGCGAACGCCTGCGAAGCGGGGAGACGTCCGACACGATCTCGGTGATCGACGGTGAGCAGCGAAACGGAGCCGACATCTACGCCGACAGCGGCGTGATCATCACAGGCGCGCGCCTCGCTCTGTGCACAGACCAGGGCTAGGACACTATCCGGAAGAGGTTCCCGGACGTGTCCGCGTGAACGACCCCAGCTGGCAGCCCGGTCTCGAGCGCAGTCTTCGTGGGTAGTCCGACGATCTGGATGCCGGTCGCGGTCACGCGGATCCACCGCGTGCCGGGACCATGGAGCTCGCCCGCGGTTCCGTTCAGCGTGACGTACGCACCACCGGGAGTGGAGTAGAGGTCGAGTTCTCCCCCGAACGCGAAAACTTCCGGGCCGGTCGCGTACTTGATCGACCCACCATTCGACGACGGATCGATCGTCAGGTTCCCGGCAATGATCTTCCCGGTCGTTCCATCGATGATGATGGTGTTCCCGCCGGCAGTGATCGTGATCTTCCCGTCCTCGATGAGCACGTTCCCGACCTTGATGCGCCCATCATCGAGGATCTCGATCGACCCCGTGACATCCACATCCCCGGTTATCTCACCCGCTCCCGTGAGCGCCCAAGGCCCGTTCCACACGAAGTCGCCTTCGCCGTTCATATGCCCGACCACGGTGAGTGTTCCGCCGGAGTCGATGAGCAGCAGCCCGCCGATGAACCGCATGCGGCCGTTCGTGATGGAAGAGTTCTCCAGCCACTCACCGGACTCGAGCTTGTCGACCCGTGCGATCAGCTTCTGCAGCCAACCCCACACGTCCCGGAGGTCATACATCCTGCACCTCGACCTTCAATTCTCGTCCGAGGCTGCCGCTGAGCTTCAGGACCCGGAGGTTGTGTGTAGCGTCGGGGATGACGTCGTCACCGTTCGACTCGATCTGCCACCCTCGCGCCACCGCGGCGTCTTCCGGCGACCACTCGTCCGAGATCGTGAACCCGCCGATCGACCACTGCGTCAACGGCACACGGTTCGCCTCGAAGTAGTTGTTCGTCGCCTCTTGCAGAGCGTCACCGGTGAGGCCGGGGAAGTTGTGCTTCGTGTCCCGGATGGGGATGATCGCCGGGTCTCCCATGAGCCCCGCCCACGCGGTCGGCTGGTCCTCGCCCGTGCCGGTCCCGCCGCCCACACCGAGCACGCCAGTGACTTGCAGAGCGCCGCTCTTCTTGAAGTGAACGTCCGTGAGCGGCTGCTTCTTCGCCTGCAGATTGAAGCTCGACAGCCCGACCTGGATACGAGAAGCGACCAGAGTCTGGAACCGCAGCTGCCGGGCACCAGCGGCGCCCGCGTTGTACGGGCGGAGATAGATCTCCGATCCGGTCTGCTCGAGGATCTCATCCACGATGTCCGCGATGCGCCGCTTCTTCCAGAACGGCCAGTCCCCCGACACCGACCCAGCGGAGTCCGCGGGAAGGTCGATCGGGTACGCCCAGTCCGAGCTCCACTGCATCATCCGCGTGAACAGCGCGCGGATTGCGCCGGCAGCTGACCGATCTGTGACGGTGAGCGTCAGGCTGTTCGGCGCGTCGACCTGACCCACCATGCGCCACTGCGTCTCCGTGAGCAGATCGACCGTCTTCACAACGATGCTGCTGCTGCTAAGTCCGTAATCCCAGTCCTCGACCTTGTGCGCCCACGCGCACTGGTCACCCCACCACAGGGCGAGGATCCGGTCGTTCGGCTCGAAGAATGCATCCACAGCCGAACCGCGGATGCCGTCCGAACCGGAGGTGACGAACGTGTGCGTCCCGTCGTATCCGGTCCCTATTCCAGTGTTCCACTGCGAGTCCTGCACGGGCACGCGCCCGATCGGATCCCCCGTGCGAGCATCGTGGGACCACATCTCCCAGTCGACCACGGCGCCTCCTCACACGAACGGATCGATGATCAAGCCAGTCCCCGGAACACTCATCGACACCTGCACCTGCTGACCGGGCGGAACGGTGAGTAGCGGGCCGCGTCCAACACCGGGCATCCACACCCCGTTACGAGTGACACGACCGGTGAGCATGTCGACGACATGCGTTCCTCCCGTCGTCGCCCCCGTCACCGAGAAGAACCCGCCAGGCCACGAGATCGAGTACGAACTCGGGGCGCTGGGAATGGTGAACTTTGGCGATGCGGGGAAGTTGCCGTAGTGGAACACTCGGACTGCACTTCCGGAGAACGGGAAGCTGCGCGCTTCCCCGTAGAGACGAGGATCAGGGAACACGAACTGAATCTGGAACGGAGCCCACACCTTGCGTCCAAGCCAACGCCCCTCATCGTCCGCGTCCGCAGAGATGCGCCGGCCATCCGCCCAGCGCACCGTGTCCCACCGTGTGAACTGCACCCGCAGCGAATCGCCCGCCGCCCCGATCCCCGTCAGCGAGTCGAGAAGATGATGCAGTTCGTCGACACTCTTCTCAATCGCGACCCCGTCGATCGTCACGACCCTGGACGGCAGATACACGGGAGTGTCGTGCTCGCCGTGCTGCGCCGCCCGAGCGAGCGATTCACGCCGCCCCGCCGGTAGCCCGTTCAGCCCCTGGAGCCCCTTCTTCACCACGAAGAGGCCCCAGGGTTCAGCCATATCCAGCGGTCGCCCGAGGATCCTTCGGCCCGCTGCTTCCACGATGAGCGCTTGCTTCACTCCGCACTCCTCACGGTCGCGACCGGCCGGCGACAGAAGCCAGCTTCTGACCCGCCGCCTCGATACCTTCCTCAACCGGCAAGTGGTCGAAGTTGTTGATCTGAGTGATCCCCGCCTGACCTGCCGGTGCGCCACCGGCAGCCGTACTGCCCGATGTCGCGATCACGGTCGACGCGCCCGAAAGCGCAAGCTGCGCCTTCGCGGACGCGGCCTGAGCGGCGGCAGCCATCGAGTCCCCGAACCCGGGAGCTTCCTGCTGCGCGCCGTCGATGAACTGAGCCATCGTCGCCGCACCGGACGACTTCAACGCACGCCACCCCGGAGCGGACAGTGGACCCTTCTTCGCGGGCGAGTGGGGGAAGAAGTCGAGAATCCCCCCGACGACCTCGCCGATCGCGTCGCCGACAGCACCGACCATGCTGAAGAAGCCGTCGATGATGCCCTGAATGATCTGCGCGCCAAGGCCGAGCCAGTCGACACCCATCAGCCCATCGACGATCGCCGTGATGATCTGCGGCAGCATCTCGATGATCTTCGGGATCGCCTCAACTAGTCCCGTGATCAACGACACGACCAGCTGAATGCCGGCCTCGATCAGCTTCGGCAGCATGTTAATCAGCCCGACCACCAGCTGCAGCACGAGGTTGATCGCTGCGGTGATCAGCTGAGGCAGAGCCTCGATCAGCCCGGTGACGAGCGACAGCAGCAGCTGGATACCCGCGTCGATGATCATCGGCAAGTTGTCGATGATCGCCTGCAGCAACCCCATGACAAGGTTCAGTGCCGCGTCGAGCAGCTTCGGCAGCGCCTGAACGATGCCCATCACCAGAGCCAGCAGCAGCTTGATGCCGCCCTGGATGATGATCGGCAGGTTCTGAATGATCGCCGTCAGCAGGCCCTGCACTAGCGAGAGAGCCGCGTCGATCAGCGCCGGCAAAGCGGAAATGATCCCGTTCACCAACGCCATCACGAGCGTGATCGCACCGCTGATGATCACCGGCAATGCGGACACGATCCCAGTGAGCAGACCCTGCACCAGTTGCAGCGCCCCGGCCGCGAGGACCGGGATCGCCGTTACCAGCCCTTGCACCAGAGCGGTCACCAACTGGATCGCGCCAGCGATGATCAGCGGCAGGCTCGCGATGATCGCAGAGATCAGACCCTGCACCAGAGCCACAGCGCCAGTGATGATCGAGGGGATCGCGGTAACGAGCCCCTGGACGAGAACACCCACGATCTGCGCACCAGCGGACAGCAGCGCCGGAAGCTGCGACAACAGCGACGACACCAGCTGCGGGACGAACGACGCCACCTGCGCCACGAGCCCCGGGATCGCGCCGACGACCGAGTTGATGATTCCGGTCAGCCCAGACACCAGCCCAGCCGCGTCACCGCCGGAAAGCGCGAACCCAGCGAACGCGGCAGCCGCGATTCCCAGAGGCCCGCCGAGCGCTGCGAGCGGGCCAAGCAGCCCACTCAGCGCGCCGCCCAGGAACGGGATCTTGCTCAGCAGCCCAGCAACACCCCCACCAGACATGGCGAGGAACCCGGCCCCAACAGTCGCGAGCACGGGCGACACGGAGCGGAAGACCTCCGACACGCCCTGCATCCCCGAGGAGACGCCTGCCAGCCGCTCCCCGATCGCACTGATCGGCTCGTTCAGCTTCGACAGCCACTCCCGAACTTTCTGCACGGCCGGCGTCACGGCCGACGTGAACGCCGTAGCGAGGCCCGTCAGGACCGGCATGAACGTCGACCCGATGACGACAGCGAGCCCTTGGAACGTCGCGCCGAGCGTGCGCGACGCGCTACGGAACGCCCCGAACTTCGCCTGCTGCGTCTCGTCCAGGACGAGCCCGAGACCAGCAGCCTTTCCCGTGAGCTCCTCGATACCCGCCGCGCCCTTGTTCAGGAACGGGAGCATCTGAGTACCCGACTTGCCGAACAGCTTGACCGCGAGCGCAGTCTTCTCGGTGCCGTTCTCCATGCTCTTGAACTTGTCCGCCACGAGCGGCAGCAGTTCGGTCATGTCACGCACATCACCGTTGGCGTCAGTGATGTCGAAGCCGAGCTTCTTGCTCATCTCCGCAGCCGATTCCTGGCTGGAAGCGGCCGTCTCGAGGTTCGCGGAGAACCGCGTCAGCGACGTCGTCGCGTTGTCGACATCCATGCCCGACAGCTGCATGGCTGCGCGCAGCCCAGAGACTTCCTGGACCGTCCCGCCAGTGATCCGCTGCAAGCCAGACACAGCGCCCTGCAGGCTAGAGAACGCCGACACTCCGGACTTGATCGCGGCGACGACGCCAGCGACTACAGCTGCCGCCCCAGTCGATGCACTCGCAAGCCCTGAGCGGAAGGCTTCGCCAGCCGCTTGCCCCGCGCGGCCCGCTGCGGAAGCGACAGTGAGCAGAGCGCTCGACGTGACGCTGCCGATCTGCCCGAGACCCGTCCTGATTCCAGACACGAGCCGCGCTCCGGCAGGGCCGGCCATTCCCGCGATCTTGCTGAACATCCCCGAGACCTGAGACGTCATCGGGGAGAGCCACCCCGAGACCTTGGTCCCGAGCTTCACGAACGGCGAGGCGAGTATGGTCCCCGCCGCCGCCGCGTACTGCGCGTATGGGGCGAAGGCGCCTCGCACAGTGGAGCCGATATCACCGAGCCACGACCGGGTCGTGGTGAGAGCTCGAGCGAGCCCTCCGCCCACCGATGTGGCGAGCGACGTGAACGCCGTGGACACCTGGGCGGCTGCCAGCCGGGCCAGACGCCCCAACGCGGACAGCCCCGTCAGGTCCGACACTGCCCGCAGCAGCCCTCCGATCGAACCGGAGAGGCCAGTGAATGAGGATCGTGCCGCGTTCGCGTTCACGAACCCATCACGGAAGCCGGCAACCATGCGCCGCAGCCCACCCGAGGCGACGTCGGATGCGAGGGCGGTAGCCACGTTCGCTGCCGCAAGAGCCTCCTGCGCGGTCTTCAGACGCAGCGACGCCGCAGCAACAACCTCCGTCGCGGTGCCGTGAACGCGCCGCGCAATCGCGAGACGCTCCTCCGCAGCAACTGCCTGAGACGACGCAGCGCCGGACTTCGCGATCGCTTCCTGCAGACGCACCTCAGCGACCCGCACTCGACCGGCATCATCCTGCTGCTTCAGGCGCGACTTCGACAGTGCGGCAGCAGCCGATGCCACGTTCGCGTTCAGCTTCGAAAGCTCCGCCGCACCGAGGTTGCCAGCGCTCGCGGAAAGAGCGGACTTCAATCCACTGCCGAGAGCCCGACCCGTAGATGCTCCAGCACCCTTGAATCCACCCTCGAAAGCCTTCGCGCCCGCGGCGCCCGCGTCCTTCGTGTCCTTCGTGACGCGGGACTTGAAGCCCGTCATCACCGGGAAGATGCTGATGTGACCGGAGCCAACCTCGGACGACATAGCACCTCCCCGGTTCAGCTGAAGACGATGCCCGCCTCGAGTTCCGCCTGCGCCGCGGCAACCTCATCGGCCGACGCGCGCGGTTTGTCATCACGCAGCTTTAGCACCCACGGCATGACCTTCTTCGACGCCTTCTCGTTGCCGATCTGAGCCACCAGGCCCAGCAGCACCGGCACTGATGCCGGGTAAGACCATCCCGCCAACTTCGCGCCCAGCGCGGTAGACGGGTCGCTCGCTGCTTCCTGCAGCAGCGTCAGCGCTTCGCCCCATCTGAGGCCGTCGCCCAGGTCGGAGATCCCCACACCGAACGTCTCGCGCAGCGTGCGCGCAACAGCAGTGCGGTGATCCCCGATGAACTGGACGACGCTCAGGATTCCGGGAAGGCGAGCTCCTGCGCGCGACGCAGCGCGCGGAAATACTTCTCCGTCATGATCGACACGGGGATGAGGCTGCGGCTGTCAAGCGACGCCGCGAACTCCTCACCCACGAACACCCGGATCAGGTGCTTGAACTGTTCGATCGGGTCGACGTGCTCCCCCTGGATCTCCTCGATCATGGCGAGGCTGAGGGTGAGCGGGATCTTCACGATCTCGCCGGTCGCGAACCGTCCGACGAAGCTCTGCTCGACGATGATGTGCTTCACGTCGTTCAGTTCCCGCAGCGCGGCGTCTTCCTTCTCCTGATCCCAGCCGTCGAAGTCGTACTCCTCGACCGGGGCATCCGCCGCAGCGGGCTTCTTCGTGGTTGCCATGATGGCCATCTCCTATCGGGGTTCTCGGGTTCGGGTTGAGAGGCTGGCTGGGGTGACCCGATAGCACCCCAGCCAGCCGGCCTGATGTCAGGGAGTGGTGCCGGGGGTTCCGGTCCACTGCCAGAAGGGCGCATCGTTGAACAGCGGATCCTCCTGCCACGTGAACGTGACCGCCGCACCCTCGACCTCGCCGCGAGTCTGCTGGTCGGGCTCGATCGACGTGATCGACGCGACGCCCTCCTGACGCTTCTCCCAGCCGTTGCGGTAGCGCGTCACGGTGTAGAGGATGAAGCGGTTGTCGGGAAGCGAGGACGACACCTCGATGACACCGTTCGCGTCGTGCTCAGCACCCTCGAGCAGCGCCTGCACGTCCGCGTTCTGCTCCGCGAGAGTGATCACCACGCCGCGCGTGCCGTCGCCGGCCAGCGTGTAACCCTTCTGGAAGAACTCGATCGCGTCGCCCGTGTCGCGCGACGGCGCGGGACCGCCGTCGACCTTGAACAGGCCGAGGCGCTTCGCCGCGACGGGAAGAACGAGCGGCGAAGCGCCGAGGTCTTCCTTCTCGATGACGTTTCCGGAGGCCACGGGCGCGAACGCCGCGAGGCCGGTGATGGGGACGCCGACGGCGTCGAGATCGTTCCCCTGGCTGTCTGCCGCCATGGTCTTTCTCCTTCTCCCGCGACGCGGGTCTCATAGGTGGTGGCTCACCAGGAGCCGGTGACGACGTACTGAGCCGTCAAGTAGCGGCGCGCCACGTCGAGGGATTCCGCAACGGCATAGGGTCCGTTGCAGCCATCGGGTACGACCGCCGCGATGGGGCACCCATCGGTCAGCGGAAGATCAAGATCGAACAGCACCCCCGCCAGCCACCGCGACAACGTGATGACATCCTCGGGGTCGTTCTTCGACCCGCCGAGCACGCTCGCTCCAACGGATCGATCGAAAGTCGTGTGGTCGAGTCGCGAGCCGGAGTCGTCACGGATCACGATCAGAGGACGCGCCAACTCCAGCTCAAGTCGGTCCGGCTCGACCGCCATGACGTCAACGTTCTTGCCCTCATCGGCAGCCACAGCCCGAACGTGTTCGATGAGCCACAACTCCACGTCCGGCGGCGTGACCCTCACTGCTTCGCCGCTTTCAGAGCGCGGGCGAGGTTACCCGTCTTGCTCTCGATGAGCAGAGTCTTCGGATCGGAACCGACTACCCGGGAGGTGCGGCGGTACCGGGATTCGTGGTGCTCGATGTGGATCCCGTCCACGTAGGCTTCCGTGTCTCGGGGAGCGTTCGCCTTCGCCGCGTTCTCAGCCCGTTGCGCCGCAGCGTCGGTCAGCTGCTCCACCGTCGGCTGCCGCATCGCTGACGCGAAGAAGGCTTCGTTGAACTGGATGGTCGTGTCGCCCCTTCGAGCCATGACGACCACCTCTCTCAGCCGACGTATCGGGTCAGCGGGATCTCTCTCGGCGGCGTCCACCCGGTGAATGGATTCGTGTCCGCGGCCGGCGGGATGCCGTCGATCGTGTACAGCGGCCCGTCGAGACCATCCCGGATCCGATCGCCCTTCTGAACGTCGACCGTTCCCTCGCAGAACAGCGACTTCGACTCCGCCGCCTGCTGCCGATCCACACCGCCCAGCAGAGACGTAGACGTCTGGGCGATGAACGCCCGCGGGATCTCCAGAACGTCCGGATTCGTCCAGTCGCTGCGAACATCACCCGAACGCGGGTTGTTCACCAGGCCGGCGCGGATCCGGTAGACGGTGCGGCCATGCTTGAACCGCATCAGTACGTCTCCCGCCACAGGCGGCTGATCGGCCGCTCCTTGGGGAAACTCCCCCGCGGCAGTCCCAGTCCCTGCGACCCAGTGCACAGCGAACGCAGGCTCGCCCGATCCTCCGGCAGCCACGTCGCCGGGTTCCAATACTCAACAGCGGCGGAACCGATCCGCTGCGTCTTCACACGCCGATCCTCCGGCGAGTCTTCGAGAACGCCCCGCATGATCGCGATCGCGTTCTTCTGCTCCTCCGAGTCCTGCGCGAAGGAGTCGATGCAGGGGGCGATGGAGCGTGCCGCGACGATCAACCGTCGCGCCACATCCTCATCAAGATCCGGGAAATCGTAGTGAGTGATCACTCCATCGCCCCCTCGGTCACTTCTTGACGTCGACCTTCTCGATCAGCTTGATCGCGAGCAGGTGCTTCACGTTCTCGCCGTCGAGGCCCTCGTCGCTGAACTCGGCGCCCCGGTAGAGGTACCGCTCGGACTTGTTCTCACCACGCACGACAGCGACGGCACCGGTCACTCGGAACTGAGCCATGATCAGAGCCCCGTTCCCGTGATGGTGACGCCGGCCAGCGGCTCAAGGACGATCGGGACAGTGACGCGACGAGCACGTACGATCCACTTGTCCTTGCCCGTGCCGCGCTCACGCTGCGCCTCGACGTTCGAGCCGCCGTAGCTGGACCAGTCGGGCGACTCGAGGTTCTCGTCGGCCATGCCTCCGAGAGCGTCACGGTCGATGAGCAGCGGGTCGCCCGTGTAGTACGGCGTGGTCACGAACGTGAACCCGAACGCCTCGCGCGGCAGGTTGCCGGTGACGATCGGGTTGCCGTTCTCGCGGGGGAACGCGTTCTTGTCGACGAGGATGCCGAGCACGTTGGCCCAGTCATCCGGGGACAGCACGACCGTGCTGAGGTCGTAGCCCATGCCGAGGTCGGCGCGGGTCTGACGTGCGGCCTCGAGCGCGCGGACGATCTTGCCTGCCGAGTCCCAGGTGCCACCGGGGGACGCGAACGTCGTGGTGACCTTCGCGGCGATGACAGCCATGGCGAGCTGGTCGACGTCGCGGATGACCGTGTTGCCGAGCTTGTTGAGAGCACCGGTCACGACGGACATGCCGCGCTGCTTGATCTTCTCGTCCGTGATCTCGGTGCCGAGACCGCGCTTCTGCACGGCGGCGCCAGCGATGACGCCCTCGGGCAGGAGCACGTTGGGGTACTCGGAGCCGGGGGTGACGACCGCGGACGCCTCGGGGGCGAACGCGGACTCACCGGTCTCGTAGAACACGCCGCCCGCGTTCGCGACGAGTCGCTGCGAGAGCAGGAAGTCGCCGACGAAGCCCATCTTCGTGATGTCGGCGATGCGCCGCGCGATGACGTTCTGGTTGCCCAGGAGCGTCTGGATCTGCGCGGCGGTGAGATCCCCGACGGGTGCCGGGGTGGGGTAGGTGTACGACGCCATGTCGGTTCTTCTCCTCAGATGAACAGGACGTCAATGACGTCGAGGTCGGCGGCGGCGGCTTCGAGCGCGATCCCGATGGGGTTCGTGTTCGATCCGATGGTGACGACCTTCCCAGCCGCTCCGGCGACGACCTTCGCGCCGGCAGCGATGGCGCCGCCCGCGACGAGAGCGTGCACTCCGGTGGGGCGGGGGAAGACTGTGACGGGATCGCCGGACTTCACGTCGAAGCCTGCGACACCGACCACGTTCGCCGCGTCGAGCGTGGCTGGAGCCACGGTCTTCGCGCCGGACGCGAGCACGAGACGGCCACCGGTCACGTCCGCTGAAGCGGAGAAGGTGACGGCCGTTCCGGGCGTGTGGCGGGGGGTGTAGTCGCTCATCGAGCCACCTCCTCGGTCGGGAACGCCGACGAGTACAGCGCCTCGTCGGAACCGTTCAGGGTGTCGGAGTGTCCGATCTCGGTGACCGGGACCGCTCCGCTGGCGGGAAGGGATGCGAGGATCTTCGTGATCCCGTCCTCGTCCTTGTCGAGCTGCGTGCGCCACGTGTCCTTCGACTCGGACGCGATGCGTCCGGCCTTGAGCGCGTCGATGATGATGTCGTCGCGGCGCTTCTTGTCGATCGCGTCCATGGCCTTCTGACCGGCCTCGGCCTTGCGCTTCGTCTCCTCGTACGCGGCCTTATCGACGATGATCGCGCCCTCCGGCAGAGCAGCCGGCGCGTCGGTGGGTTCTGCCTGCTCGTTGAGCGCCTCGTCGAGCGCTGCGAGCAGCGTCTCGTCCGAAGCATCGGCATCGGTCACGCCGAGCCGCTCGCGGAGACCAGCCTTGATGGTGTCGCTCACGGTGAGCTCCTCCTTCTGGTTGGGGTCACCCGGCTCGGACGAGCTCGGGAGCTTGTGTGCGCGGCTGAACGCCGCGATCTGGGTGATGCGCGCTGAGTCCTCGTCTTCGCCCTCGAGGGGTACGACGACGATCACGGGCTCTTCCTCGCCGACGGTCTCCGCATCTCCCGCGTCGGGGACCACGTCGACACGGTCAGCGAGCCCGGCCTCCACGGCCTGAGGCGCGGTGTACCACGTCTCCTCAGCGAGCAGAGCGGGCCAGTCCTTGTCGCCGGCCTTCGCCTGGTAGATCTCGATCAGGGACGCTTCGATCCCGTCGAGCCGGTCGGCGTCCTTGCGGAGTTCAGCAGCGTTGCCGAGCGTGAACGTCCACGGAGAGTGGATCATCATCTGCGTTGCGGGAGACATGACCGCCTCGTCACACCCGGCGACGATCACCGACGCCGCGGAGGCGGCGAGACCATCCACGACTGCGGTGACCTTCGCCTTATGCGCGCGGAGCATGTTCAGGATCGAGACACCCTCGAACACCTCGCCACCGGGCGAGTTGATCCGCAGGATGATCTGCGATACCGAATCCGGCAGCGCGTCGAGCACCTGCCCGACGTCCTTCGTGGAGATGCCCCAGAAGCCACCCCACGAGTCGATCGGCCCGTACATGCGGATCGTGGCGACCGTTCCCTCTCCTACCGGGGCGGGCATCGTCACCGCGTCGAAGAACTCAGCCTTCGACTTCGGCAGCGGCTTCTCACCCCAGAACCGATGCGGGCTCTTCGCGAGCTGATTCATGCTGCCTCCTTGACCGGAGCGGTCTTCGTCGTCGTCTCATCGGCAACAGGCATGCCGAACTTGTCGCGCACCCACGCGAGGAACGGTTCATCCACTTCGACAGCGCCGCACTCGATGAGGAGCTTGATCGCCTCAGCCGTGACCTGCTGCTGCTCGCCGATCGCGACCGGCACGATGCGCGGCGCGGGCTCCGACGTGCCCCAGTTGTCGTCGACCCAGTCCTCGATGACGTGCTGGTTGAACACGTCCGCGATGTGCTGAGCGACCGCATTGAGCGAGTCGGTGAAGAAGTTCGCGAACGTGGACCCGAGCGCCCACGATCCGGTCTCGGTTCCGAGGTTCAGGAAGTGCGCGAGCACCGCGCGAGCGATCTGCTCGTCGTAGTAGCGGATCGGCCCCTCAGTGTCGGGGAGCTTCCCAGTCACGCCCTTGAAATCGAGGTTCGCGCCGTTCGCCACCGCGGCGCCAGAGTCATCGCCGGAGCGGGCTTCCTTCGCGATCGCCTCGCCGGCAGCGATCTGCGCGTCGACCCACTTCAGCGCATCATCAGGCTCCATCCCCTCCGGGATGGGCGGGGCGGTGAACAGCGGCATGCCAAGACCGTTGCGTTCGGCGGTGAGAGCTTGGAGTCGCAGCACACGATCCTTCAAGATGAACATCTTGTAGGCCGCGCGCAGCAGAGACTCCCCTACCCAGTTCGCGCCCTCCCGCTCGTTCACGTACACCACGAGACGATCGACAGGGATGCGTACCTTCGGCTTGCCGGCGATGCCGTACTGCTCGATCGCAATCAGCCCGCCATCATCGGCGACGTCGAAGTCGGAGATCGTGCGCGGGGGGCGCCATGCGAGCTTCGCGATGTGCGAGCGTCCGGATTCGTCGATCGAGTACACCTGCTCGAACACCGAGTGCCCGTACACGAGCTCCAGCAGAGCAAGCCGCAGGTGCTCCTTCCATGAGAATCGACCCTTCGTGCGCAGCGGCGCACTCACCGGCTTGCCCTTGACCCCCAGACCCAAGTCAGCGGCCAGCTGCTCCACGACCTCGTCCCGGCAGCCAGTGCCGTCGATGACCCAGTCGGTGCGGAGGATCGGCAGCGTGACGGCTCGAATGACCGACTTCACCTGCGGGTCTTCACGTCGCATCCGGTCATAGACGTCGTTGGCCTGCGGCCACATCATGTCCGGGTTGGTCTCGTGCGTCTCAGCAACGATCGAACCCCACCCGCGCAGTCCCTTGTCGGCCTGGTATCCGGTCTCAGTCACGCGGGCCTCCTTCTCAGAACTGGATGGTGCGAATGTTCGGACCCTCGGAGCTGCTGCTTTCACGCGCGAACTGACGCGGCGGAGGCGGCGGGACAATGACCTTTTTCGGCGTCGCCTCAGACTTCAAGACACCCCAGTGCGCCCACGTCACACCCAGCGCCATGGTCACGGGCTTCTTCGGGTCCGACTGCTCCCACGTCATCCCCGCGCGGCCGACGTTCCGAGTCGTCGCGAACTGCAACGACTTCGTCACTTCCTCCTGCGGACGGTGCGGCACCATCCCCGCGTTCACGTGCTCGATGAACAGCGCATGCGACGCAGCGAGTTCGTCGATGTTCATCGACAGGTACTTGACCCCCGCGGCCTCGAGTGACGAAATCACCGGAGCAGCGTTCTTCGCGTCCAGCACGACCAACGCGTTCCCGAGCTCTTCCTTCAGCGCCTTCAGATCACCCGCCACCCAACGGGTGCCGGCCTCGGTCATGTGATGCTCAACCGCGATCGAGTCGGAGTCGAACCGGACAGCCTTGCAGATGGTCGCGAACTGACCACCACGACCGAGAGCGAGTGACAGCACCACGCCGTCTCCGACGACGGCCGCGTCATCGTCTGCTTGGTGGTTCCACGCGTCCATGTCGATGTCGGAGAGCGACTCGGCGACGACGGCACGGCGACTCGGCCAGATCGAAAGCCGTTGGCGAGCGAACGCTTCCGGGTTCGTCTGCCCCATCCGTTCCCAGTCGTCCTCGACGGTCTTCCATGCGAGGCGGATCCCAAGTCCAGGGTTTCCCTGACGCCACACTTGCGGATTGCCGAGGTCTATCCGCTCTGCCGTGTCCGGATCATCTGAACCGATCGGAGTGTGCTCGATCCAGCCTGTGCGCTCGAACCCGCCCTTGCGTCCGCGATCACGCAGTCCCTCGAAGTATTCGCCGTCCTGGTCTTCCTTCGGCACAGTGCCGGTGAACAGTACCTGCTTGTTCGGGCTCGCGTCCGTCGCCGGCAGCAGCGCCTCGAGAATGCTCAGCGGTGAATGCTGCGCTTCATCGACGATCAGCACGTCGAACGAGATGCCAACACCGGCCGAACCGGTGCGGGTGAAGAACACCAGCCGGTTGCCGTTCTTGAGTTCGATCGCCCAGTTGCCATTCCCGGTCGAGATGCCGGTGACGCCCTGCGCGGTCTGCTTGCCCCCGCCGACCAGCTCGGCGCGGAGAATCGGGGACGCAAGGATCGTTCGACGAGCGCGGCGGAACGCCTCACGCGCCGTCGCACCCTCATGCGCCGTGTGTCCTATCAGCTTCGGTGCACCATCAGCCCGAGGCCACAGGTACAGATGAGCGAGCTCGTAGGGCAGCAGAATGTTGCCCTTACCCTGCTGGCGAGATACCAGCACGCCGAACTCCGTCGCCGCCCACTGCCCCTCGGAGTCGATCGACGCGATCGCGTCGAGCCCACCCTCCTGCCACGGATCGCAGCTGACATTCGCCAGGTCGCAGATGTCGAGAACGTCATCGACCAGCGTGTCCACTCGACTGAGCGGGAGTGTCCTAACCCGCGGCTCTTGCAGCCCGAGCAGCTCGAGCGGCGGCGAGTTGGTCGGCAAGGCTCAACTCCTTCGGCTGCTCCTGCGGTCCCCGAGCCGCCTCCACAGCGGAACGGAACTCGCGCGCGATCGGAGCCACCTTCACGGGGTCCTCCATCGCGACCTTCTTGAACACAGTCCGCAGTGTGTCGACGATGAGTTTCAGATCATCCTGATCGCCACCCGTATCCCGGATCGGCGGCTCGTCCGCCACCCCCGCCGATGATGCTGGCGATCGCCGAGCCTCACGCTGCTTCTCACGATGCGCACGACGACACTCAGCATCGACTTCCTCACCGTTCCGGAGGTGCCGACGGTATGCGGCATCAGTGCCGCAGGGGGCCTTAGGGCGTCCCATATCCCCCACCCCCTCAAATCCCCCACAACGTCCGATTCACCCGCGGAGAGAACTGCCAGGCACGCGCGGGAGGTGGGCATGGTCCGGGCGTCGCTGGATTTTTCAGCGACGCCCGGATGGTTCAGAGTTGCCGTGCGGCTCGGATGAGTCCGTATGCGAGTGCCGCGCCGAAGCCGATGATGATGACTGCTGCTGCCACTGCCCCGGCCCATACGATGAGATCCCACGGGGTCATCGGCTGGTCCAGGTGGCCCACGCCATGCGGAGGAAGCCGAGCGCGAGGCTGCGGCGCCATGAGCGCATGCTGACCTGAACGTTCGCTCCGGTCCCTGTGGATCGCAGGTCGCTCGTTATGGTGCCCACCTCCACGGGGTCGGCGTCGCCGGTCGCGATGAGTACGCGTGTGGCAACTGCCCGATGACAACGGTCATGTGTCAGCCCTCCATGGTCTCGAGTGCGGGGAGTACCTCAGGCAGCAGCGCCTCGCGGTCCTCCGGGGCTAGGTCGGGGTGAGGTTCGATGTCGTCAGCGACCATGCCGCGGGCGGCGTGTGGTGCGCGTGGGGTGACGATCGCGACGGGAGTGATGTTCAGCTGCGCCGCGTACTCCTCGCCGTCCGGCTTCGTGGGGGCGAGGATGATGATGCGACGTGCCGGGTCGGGTGCGACGTCCACGGTGGGCTGCTCCTCGTGTGGCAGGTCGACCGTGTGAGGGTCGCCTTCTGCGATGACGACATCGACATGGTTGCTGCGCATCACTGACTCCGTTCGGTTCACGTCGCAGCCCAGATCTCGGCGGCGGCGTGGTTGCTCTTGCGGCTGTTACACGACAAGTGCATGGGGACGAGATGTCCGAGGAGACGTCCTCCGTTGTCGAGGGCGTCATCATGGTCCGCGGTGAAGCTCATGCGATGACCGGCGGGGAGTGTCGTGTCGATCTGGTTACCGCATCCCCAGCCGTTCGTGGAGCCGTACCCGCAGGGCAGTTTCTCTCGGGCGGTGCGGCGCTTCAACGCGGACTGCATGCGCCGATATGCGCGGTGCCCCTTGCCGTCACGGATGCTGCGGTTACTCACGAGTCCGCGTCCATGCTGACCGCGTCGCAACACATAGCCGCGGAGATCGGGGAACGCCACTCAGCACCGCAGTAGTCACACACGTACGTCTTCGGGTGGAAGACGGCGTCGAGCTTGCTGTTGCTCATCTGCGCCGCCTCGCTGCCCGGTTCGTGTCGTGGCTGATCTCGAACCATGACGGGCCCTTCGGGAGCTCGCCTCGGCCGCACGCTGCGATCACGGGCGTGAGCGCTCCGGTCAGCAGCAGGATCACGATGCCCTCGCTCATCACGCATCCCCTCTGCTCAGAAGGCCAGCGATGACCCGGCGCCACGAGTGCTGAACGGTCACGACGAGTAGGACGCCCGCCGTCATGCCGGCGAACGTGAAGAGTGCGCGGGTCATTGGAGTGCGATTCGTGCGAGAGTGAGATCAGGGTCCGTGTCGTGCTCGGGGTGCTTGATCATGAAGTCCGCGAGGTGGTCGAGCGCGTCGTCCCGGTTGTGGTGCAGCCCACTGATGTGGTCGAGGGCGGCGTCGTTGGTGACGCTCTGCGTGATGCCCCAAGCCATGGCGTCTCCTTCGACAACCCCGGGTGTGGTGGAGCATGCAGACGGGAAAGACCCAGACTCTGCACGCTCCACCACGGCCAGTACGCGCACCGTACCGGCATGGACGACCACCCCGCGCGGTGGTCTCCTTCGACCCGCACACGCCGCCTGCTAAGCGACCAACGGGGAAGAATGGTGCCCGCCGAAACCGTCAAGCGACGAAGGCGTGAAGCCGCGAGCGTTGAGGTCGCGCGGTCGGCGGGCAGTTCCCAGCGAAGAGCACCAACTCCGGGAAGCACAAATCCCGGTCAACCTGCCTCTAGGCATAGCTCACCGGGATGTGAGGAGATTACCACGCGCGCGCACGCGCGTGCGAAACGTCCACGCCCAGCGTGTCGGGCTTATGTTCTGCGGATATCAGCCAAACACTTATACCCAGCGGTACACCCATACGTCGCGCTCACTGTCGATGCCCTGACGCACGTACGAACCGACGTGGTTGGGCTCGGGCCGAGCGGACGGGTCTCGGTACGGAGTCGCAGCGGGCGGCGCAACGCGCACCCGTTCCGAGGGCCGACCGTCGCTCTGTCGCGGCAACTCGACAACGTCCCCATCGTTCGGGCCACCAATGAGCATCACCCCCCTGGTTGGGTCTGGCGACCAGATCGCAAGCATCCGGAACATCAGAGGCGCGATTTCTTCGTCCGTGACAGTTGCCCACACGCTCTCGCGGCGGATGAATGAGCTCGCGCGCAGGGTGATAGCCAAGGGTGAGGATTCCGGAGCGTATCAGCGGATGCTTCCAGCGCGTTCGGATCGTTCCTGTATCGCGCGGCGATCGCGCCTGAAGCACCCAGCGTGTCTGTGATGATCACTCTCGTATCCTCTCGCACACGTCGGTCACGGCTTCTCCTCCCCGGTCGGCTCGGCGTGCACCAGGTCAGCGCACCCGATCGCGTACTTCGACACGTAGTCGATATGACCGCCCGCGCGGGACTCCACGGCCTCGATCTGCTCGCGCGTGACGGGTGGCCTGCCATATCGTGCTCGGATCGCGTTCGTGGCGTCGTGCATGATGTTCCGCTCGTGACGCACCCATCCGAGCTCTCCCGCCACGAACTCCTCACGTAGGTGACGCACGCGGGTCGCTGCTGTCAGCACGGCCTTCAGCTCGAGCATGTCGAGCCGCCACGCGTTCGGTTCGGTCATCGCTCTTCCTCCGTCGCCTGCGGGAACAGTCCGGCAGCTACGACGCCGAAAGCCGGGTACTTCGTTCGATGGTCCGCGTCGAGAGCCGTGGCAGCGTGGTATGCGCTGATGGTGGCGCGCGGGTCAGCGACGTGCGGGAGGATCTGAGCGCCTGAAGCCTGCCGCAGGACGCTCATCTCTTGTTCCCTTCCTGGGGTACCGCATGGTGCTCGCGAGCGTGGTGCTCTGCGGCCTGCCGAGCCTTGGCCTTTGATATGGCCCACGGGTCAGTCGGATGCGATAGCTCCTTCGTTCGACCTCCAGCGCCCACTAGCTCAGCCCACCATGTACGACCTTCGCCACGGAGCTGCTCTGAGTTCAGCGCGTATTGCGTCCCATCTGGAGCCACTGCCATGTCCCTCGCGTCGTCCCAAGTGAGCACGTTCTTACCGCGAGGAGCGCGAGGAGGCTTCGGGCGTTCTCGGACCATAGGCTCCCGCCAGATCAGCAGGGCACAGCCGAAGGGTGGCCGGTCACCCTTCGGTCCGATCACGGCGTTCGGGCGAATGAACCGCATACGGCCCGGCAAAAACTCCACCTTGAGAGGAGAATCCGGACGATCCCGCCTCGGTTCCACGTGCTCCTGCCACCACTTCTGCTCGACCCGGTTCGCTGGGAGCAGCATGACGATGCCACGGCTAGAAGGCCACTCAGCCCACGCCTTCGACACCCAGTCACCCAGGTTCGAGTACGGCGGGTTGCACCAGACGAACTCATCGGCCCACGACTCCCGTCTGTGGGGATGGAGGGGGCTAGTTCGGCGCGACCTGGGATGATTCCCGGGCCGTACCACTCCCACGCCTCGGCAGCTACACACTCCTTCACCGTGTACTGCGAACCGATATTCACCGGGAGGCCGGATGTTGCGTCAACCAGCTCCCACGAGAAGGCACCCTCTCGGCGCTGCCAGAATCCCGCGTAGGTGCGCTCGATGCGGTACTTGCCGGGCTCGATATGCCCTTCGCGAATCAGCCGCGCGATCAATCGACCCGTGAGGCTCATCGGTTCTCTCCTTCGGTCCGGTTGGACAGCTCCTCGCGAGCATGCTCCGCAACAACGTGGCGCAGCGAAGGCTCGCCCTCTTGACGCGTTTCAGCGTCGATACGGTCGAGCAGTGCCCCCAGTCGACGCAGGGCGTCTCGCTGCTTCTCGGACATCTCAGGCATCTCCTTCGGTCTGGTTGGTGGGCTGAGGCGCCTCGGGGTGGCGAACCGCGACACACGCCGCGAGGTCGTCCATGAACACCTCGACGCACTCGCACGGGAACATCTGGCACGCGCAGTAGTCGCCACCCGATCCCTGGAGAAGCGTCGTCGCGACGCGGTAGATGTCTTGGATGACGGACGTCAGATCCTTTGGGCCCTCGTAAGCGCCGAGCGCTTTCACGTTCTCGGCCATGCTCTTGCTGAGGTCAACGCTCAT